TTAATCACCTCCATCACCGCCTATAATTGCATCTCCTGCGTTATCTATCTTATCCTTTGCAATTCCGAGTATCTTTATAAGGAAAGATGGCAGCTCTATGCCTGCATACTGCAGGTTCTCTGCATTTGATATCAATTCCCTTACAAGCAGCCAGGCCATCACAAGTGCAGTAACCATGATTTTGCTGATAACACTGATTCCTATTACATCAGCCAGAATAAGCAGTGCCTTGTCAAGGATCAGAGCCAAAATAATAAGCATACACATTCCTAACTTCTTGTATATGCCTTTTATTACAAGCTTACTTTCAACTTCCTCATCAGGCCTAACCCTTGCTGCATAGATCCTTGTAATAAGATCTGCAAACATGGCCCCAAGTGTAATAATAAGTAAAGGTGTAAAAGCTCCGAATATACTTGCTATAAAAGCATATATTACAGCTATTACACCCACTAAACCGACTTTTATTTCATTGAATTTTTCTCCCATTATTATCTCCCTTCAATTTTATCTAATATGCGTGTTAGTATTGTTGCAAACTGTTCCCTTGTTATTGTTTCAGTTGGCCTGAATGTTCCATCTTCAAAACCTACCAAGAGACCTTCTGCCACGCAGCGATTAATTGCAGCTTTGCTCCATCTAGTTTCTTCAATATCTTTAAATTGCACTTCCTCAACTCCTCTCAGCTTTTCTAAAATTTCTAATTTATCTGTTAATGGCAATATTGGCACACCCCAACCATATTTATCGTCTTTTCCTTCGTCCCCCAGGTCTTTGCAAAGGCTTTTCAGTATCTCTATACATTCAATTTGATTAAAGTCACCGTATTTATTTAATAGCAAAGTAATTTCAGCCAATAAAAATGGAGCACCAAAACTTGTACCTGCAAACAGATGCGCAAAAGAATTAAAGTCAACCTCTGGTCCTACTCCGCTATAATTGGCATGTACAGGTTCTCCATTATCATAATTTACTACACCTACAACAATGGCACTATTTTTATATGGACAGGTTACCTCTGCATAGCTATTACCAGCTGCAGCTGTAAAGATTACTCCATGCTTTTCTACAATGAATTTCTTTATAAACTGACTGACAACTTCTGCTCCACCTGATTTGCTTGAATTCATGATCTTAATTTTATTTTCGATGATGAAGTTTTCAAAATCGTATAGTATTCCATCTACTGTAAGGCCATATGATGTAATTTCTTTTCCGTTTGTACTTCCGGTTAATACTCCGCTGAATACTTTTGCTTCTGGGGCCACTTCAGAAAATACATTACACACTTTTAAACCGTGATTGTCTGTTCCTGGATATGCCTCAAGATTTAGAAAATTTATTCCTTTACCTTTGAAACCTGCAGCATGGTATTTGTCTATATTGCAGTAAGCAAAATGATTTTTTCGCTGCTGTTCCCATAGTTCTTCAAGTGTCATATAATCCCTCCTATAGCTTCGCTTATTTCTTGTTTCTCTTCATCAGTCAGATTTACATATGCTTCTAGAATTACTTCCAAATCTTCACCCCTAACCAGCTTAATTTTAATTCCTGCAACTATTACTCTTTTCTGAATTGCCGTCATTAAATGGCGCCTCCAATCATGTCAGCCTGCAGTTCAATTAACATGTTTATGCTGTCGTTTGCGGCTGCAAGGTCAACTTTTAATGCTAAATTTTCTGTTTTTAAATTCTCAATTTCCAGCAACTCCTCCGTGGCTGTATTTTGGTAGGCAATTTGCTTCCACTTGAATTTCTTATTTACCTTATCATACATCGGATAGTTTACCGCCATTGGGTTACTTGATGCGGGGGGTTCCGTGTAGTCAGTAATTAAAATGTAATCAAGTGTCGTCGGATTTTCTTCAATAACACTTTCGTCTGCAATTGATAAAACTCTTACCACACTATTTCTTGAATTTTCTATATTTATAGCCTTAATCATTTTATTGCCTCCACATGAATTATTTAATTAATCTATGATAAGTTATTGATATACCAGTTGCATCTTTTGATATTGTAATACTATTTCTTGACGGATTAAAAATCAAAATATTTGATGATGTGGAGCCCTCCATTGTGATAGGTAATGAGGTATAAAATCCAGTTCCCATATCTTTTATATAAACTGTGCCAGTTCCATTGATATAAAATTTACCGCCACTCGCAGACGAAAGATAAATATATCCCAGTATATCATTAATTGTCATAGGGAATGATGCAACTGAGATTCCTTTGACACCACTTGAGCTTATACTACTAATAGAAAAATCTGATGATGTTACAACTGGAACAGGTGTCATCGTTCCTACAACACCAAATATATTAACACCGCTTTTTATATTGCTTGCACTCAAGTTAGCACTTCCAACTATTGTTTGTATCCCTGATAAGTATTGACCAGCTGCTATTTGTTGGTTTACTGCACTTGGTGTTATTACTGCTGCCACTTTACTTGGTATATTTCCAGTGATTTTAGCACCGTTTTTGTATCCTGTTTTACCAGACAATACATCACCAGTTGCTATTGTAGCGTCTGAAGTGTCAACAACGGATGAACTACCGACAACACCAAATATGTTTATCCCGGACTTTATATTTGCTGAAATCAAATCCGGATCTCCAAGGACGGTGCCGCCTCCGGTATCATAAATGCCTTTTGGAATCTCCTGGTTTACCGTTCCTGGTGTTATACTTATGCCTGTTTTCTTTGCGCCGGTTATTTTGCTTGCCAGCTGCACATGAGTATCAGCTATTAAAGCAGCTATCCCGACGCTGTTCAGTGCGTCCACTATCAGACCTTTTTTCGATTCAATATCAGTTTTTAAAAAATCTATGTTTTCTTCAATCCTATTGAAATCACTAGGAAGTGGATTTGTAGGATTCGTATCCCAATCTGTTTTAGGATTTGTCCATGGCATTTTATCACCTACCCTAATAACACTTGCAAGTATTTAATGTTTTTTTCCATCCTCTGAAATGCTTCATAGCTTATAGGATCATTTCCACTCCAGTCTGTTTTAGGTGTTTCAAACATAACTACACCTTCCTTCCGCTTAATTTTGCATTCAATGCGCCGTTAAATTCCAGCTCCTGTTTAATTACAAAATAATCATTCTGCTCCAGCTTATCTGTCACAGTCACCCTGTCTCCCAGGAGCATTGCTGGGTTGCCTCTCCAGTCCACTTCAACATCTCTTCGAGGATTTTTGTAATATGCAAGCAGCCTGTCAGCAATAATTTCTGCAACAGCCACAGTCTGCACCAGAGAATTGCCTGGATAAGTATACTTTAAGGTTCCCATATCAACGATTGAGTCTGCATCCTGGCGAACCACCTTGTCCTTGTTCAATATTTTAAGAGGCTGAGCATTGATAATCAGTTGGAATGTTCCTGCTGTAACACTGTATACTTTAACCGTTGCTCCCCATGCATAATATGTTACGCTTGTTATGGATCCTGTTCCGGACAAACTAGCTGCTGCATTTATGCATGGAGCATTATTGTAATATGCCGTGACAGTCTTTGTTTCTCCTGCTGCTATACTGACGGCTTCGTTTGATCTGTAAACCTCCTGAAGAACATCAGGGCGCAAGGGTTGTGTTTCCACCTCTATATAGTTTGCAACTTCACTCCACTTGACTGGGTTATCCTTGCTGAAGTAATCGTCTCCTGTCAAGGTATCAACCGGCACGGTTTGAGACTGTAAATATGACGGGCCTTCAATTCGGATTACTCCGTTTCTGTCACAATAAACCTGCCCTAGGCAAGCTTCAGCTATTTTTCTTAAAGCCTCACGATGCGACTGATCTTCGAAATAACTATACGGAACAAGATATTCCTGCAGCTCCGTGTCAACAAAATATTCATCTTCAGTCAGCCCGGCATCGTCCAATACTGCAACGGCCAGGCTGTATAATGTCTGATTGATCTGCACCTGTGAAGTGCTGTATGTAGATTTTCTAAGTATTTCAAGTCTGTCCCTGCCGGTAGTCTGGGCATACACATTCTGCTCAGGTACATTCCAGTCTCCGGACCAGAATACTCCTAAAGGAATATATTCTTTGCCGGTCGATGTGTTGACTCCCAACCATGCCTTGATTCTCCTGTTTTGTTTCAATGTTTGGTAAAGTGGACTTTGAGTGTTGCCAGCATCAAATTTTCTGTTTGCATTATACAACCTTATGTCAATTTCATTGGCTGAGATATTTCCAACCGGCAATGAACCTTCTCCAATTTCCCTTTCCTCAAGCACATTGATCATTAGGATGTCATCGCCTTCATAGACTTCCTGTATGGATGTAAAAAACTCAACTATCTTGCATTGTCTTCCCTCATGGCTCCATTTCATTATTTCAAGTACCATCTTTACAACTTGGGTAATTGCACTGCTCATAACTTTATTCCACGATATGAGTGAATTTGCCGCCACAGACTCTGTGTGCAGCAAGACATCAGCTGCTCCATAAAGCTTGATAGTAAAGTCTAATGGATACTCACCCCTTACAGCGTCACCAACAACCTTTAGCTTTGTAATTGGCCTAGGAAGGAAAGTCACCGTTAAAGTCGGGTAGGGTGCAATGAATGCTCCTCCGAATCCAGCTAGCTGACTTCCCCACCATCCCATTTGACCTATACCATCAACAGGAGCCAGGGAATAGGTGCCATCCAGCACCCAGGAGCCATCAAGACTTGCTATCTTGCCAGCCGGTTCCTGGACATTGTCGGCGGTCTGATCCGGGAAAGATATGTTTGCCTCTTCGTTTGCAGCAACGCTTATTGACTGATCCAGGAAAGGATCTGTGTAATCTATCTGGACCTTGCCGTATATTCGTCTTTTATCAGCTTTCATGCTGCTTGTGTATTCGCTGCTTACTGAAAACATGTCTTATACCTCTTCCATGGTTATAGTTATACTATGACTTACAGTTGAAATATCCTGGTAAATACCTCTTGGCATTGACATAATAAATACTGTAGCAGTTTTCTCAAGCCCATTATCATCATAGGAAAATCCAACAGGATTACCAGCTATAAATGCATCATGAAAAACTTTATAGTCATTGTATCTTAACCCTCTGTAGGTTAATGAAAATTTGTTTTTCACCGCAATGATATCTTTAACTAATCGGCCGCTTGCTGTTCTAGCTGTTTTACAATGTTCTACCGGATCAACTTTAAAATTTTCTGCTAAGGGCGCTTGTACTGTTATATTATTTATTTTCATGCCAGACTCACTCCCATTCTGTTATCTTCAGCAATTCTTATTTCACGCAATTTTCTTTCCAGTTGTTTTAATCCGTAATCATCGGCCACCAGAGTTCCTATGTTTAAATTGAATGCAATCTGTCTATCAACTGTATTATTACTTGCAAAATCCTTATTTTCATCTTTGGTTAATACTCTTTCTCCTTCATGTAGCTGGGCAATATAGCCATTATAAGGAACATAGGCTAATCCGGCTGCATGGCTGCCATTGACAGCTGGCGATGGGGTGCTTGCAGTACTTTGTGCACCGCTAATTTCACTGTTTCCACTTCGCCAAAATGCCAATTTATCAGCTAACCACTTAACCTTTTCGCTAACCCAATTAGAAATATTTGTCCATACGCTCTTCATGCCATCCCACACATAATCAATCATACTTTTGCCAAGGCCTTTGAACGTATCAAAAGTACCGCGGACTATAGTGTATATAGCTTCAATGAGGCCAGGAAGAAGACTGGCCATGCCATCCCAAACAGTTTTAAAGATTACTTTTACTCCTTCCCATGCCCTGCTCCAATCACCGCTGATGATTCCCATAACTACATCAATAATGCCTTGAATTACTCCCATGGCAGTTTCAATAACTGTCTGAATTACAGAAAAGACAGCGCTTGTCACAGACTTAATGGTTTCTCCATGTTCTTCCCATACTGCAACCAAGACAGATATTGCTGTTTGAATAAATCCAACAACATTACCCACAGTTTCCTGAATAACAGGCATGTTTTCCAATATCCAGTTCAACATCAGTTGTACCATCGGCATTACAGATACTCCAATTTGCGTAGCGACAGCACCGAAGCTCTTTTTAACATCATCCATCGTGTCTCCAAGAACAACACCAGCTGTAACTGATTCGTCTGACATTACAAGTCCTAATTCATGTGCCCTGTTCTTGAGCTCTTCTATACCTTCTGCTCCTCCGTTGAGCATTGGCATCATATCAACTCCGGCCTTTCCAAATAGCTCAGTCGCAAGCCTTGCCTTCTCAGTGCCGTTCTCCATATTGGCAAGAGCAATTATTGTTTCATTCATCATTTCTTCTTGACTTTTCAGTTTTCCATTACCATCTTCCCATGTCAGTCCCAAAGTCTTGAAGTTTTCTATTGAGCTGGCTGTTCCACCTTGGGCGCTTTCCATTGCTGCAGTCAGTGTTTTCATGCCTGTTTCCAGCTTGCCAATATCCATTCCGTTTTGACCGAGAACATAGTCCCATTCCTGAAAAGCTGTTTTACTGAGTCCAATTTTAGAACTCATTTTGTCTATTCTGTCAGTTGTTTCGGCACTGTTAGATGCAACACCAAGCATAGCACCACCTACCGCTGCAGCTGCAGCACCTATGCCAAGTGCCCATGCCCCGGCTGTTTTAATGCCATCACCTAGCTTTTCAGATAAACTTTTGCTTTTTTCTTCAGTCTTACTTATGCTCTCATTGGCCTTTTCACTGTCAACAAATATTGTTCCTGTAAGCGTAAATATGTTCATTTACTCACCTACCTTCAATTCTAAAATCTTCTTAACTTTGTCAAGAATCTCATCTTTACTTTCTTTTTTTGATGATGATAACAGTCCATTTTTGAAATCAAAAAAGCTTATGCTTTCCTGGTACGGAATCCATCTTAAAAACATCTTATCTTCAAGACTTTTCTCCCTAGCTTTGTTTATAAGTTCTATTCCATCCTCAAAATCCATGGCCATTACTGAACTGATATAGCCATATCTGCTAAGCAGCAAATCCATTACTTCTGTTTCATCAAATTTGCTGCACGCTTGAAAAAAATACTTATGTTATTTTCATCTGCTAATTGTTCAAACTTTTCAAACACTGCCTCAATACTTAATTCAGCAATAGCCTTTTCATCCATTTCAAACGGCCCGGATAAAAATTTATATACCTTATCCTCAACACCAGCATTGCCGGATGCTTCAATAACAGTTAATATTGCCTCAATTCCAATTTGCTTTATTTGATCTTCATTTGTATCTGTATTATTTTTTATATCCTTTCCTTTTAAAAAAAGAGGCTGCAACTCCTCTTTCAAGTTTGCAGCCTTCATTACCTTAGTAAAATTAAATAGATCCTGTGTATTTAGCTTCCTCATATTTCACCTCTTAAGCAGCTGGCGTTGGATAGTAAATAGCAAACGGTGGGCTGTCCAAATCTGTGTCATCGTAATGACCGGTTAAAGTCAAGGCCGTTACAACCTCGCTTTTATCCTGCGTCTGGATACTCAATCCATTAGTATTCAATACGTTAAGTATCTGAATAATAACCGGCTTGTCAGATCCGCTTATTGTACCTACCCACGTTATGTTGTCAATATAATCAGCAAGGGCAATATAGTTATTAGCCTTAATCTGTGTGTATCCTGGATAATTCACAGCATCTACAGCAGATGTCGCGCTTGCCAAAGACAGCTTTAGACTTTCAATAGTAACCTCCAGCATATTAGCGGTCATGGTTACGTCCCATGAGTCTATAACCGTCAGTCCCTTAGCCTTACCCTTTACTCCATCAACTTCAATCTGCCTCACCGTTGGTGTCGCATTAAAGTTTCCTCCGCCCCTGGTAGCGCCCAGCAGCTTGCCGCCAGTAACCGCAGTATCATAAGTATCAGTCTTAACATCAAAATTCTTGAAAAAAGCTCCGGCATCCAGGACAAGATTTTCGGCCGTCTTGGACGTATATCCGCTCAAACTTTTAAGTAAACCCATTAACTCACACTCCTATCATAAAAATATAAATCTATTAATAACCTTCGGCGCTTGATTGTTTTGTCATCAAGCTCTATGGAATTCCTGGCATTGACATTTGTAAATATCAACATGTTTTCATCCACATATTTATAGTTTTTAAATATATTGCAAATGCCGTCTGCAATATTTTCGGCTACTTCAACATCTTTGCCGTAAATGTTTATTTCCAGCTGCTTGTCTTCTCTGTCTCCAATGCTGAAAACATCAATAAAAAATGTTAAATAAGGAAAATTACTGGTATTGTCAGCAATTTCGTAATATACATTGCTACATTTGGTTTCAAGCAGTTCACCTATGAATTTTTTTAAAATATTTGTTTTAATTGCCATCACCCACTTCTTCTTGCTCCGCTATTATTCCCAGTGCTTTGTTTTCATCTTCAATTGCACTTAAATACATGCCCTGGATTTCTCTTATTTTATCAATGTTTTCAGAAACAGCATTTCTCAAGGCGCCTGTCTTTGGAATGCCTCTTTCAGGAGCTCCTAGTTCCTGAAAGATTCCATAAAATCCTCCAGGTTTAAATCCAACCAACAAGTCTGTTTCTTTTTTCCTAACCCAGTACTGAACATTCTTCGCAAGCCTTCCGGTCCTTTTACGGATACCCAGTCTTGTAGCTCTGCAGATGAATTTTCCGCAGTCTTTTAAAGCAGCTCTTGTCAATTCGTTGATTGTGTAATTAACTCTGTCTACCTGGCTGACATATTCAATTCCATCTTTCTTATATTTTATAGGACTCGGAACAGCCATCAGATCACTCCCTTACTTACAACAAGCTCTAATATATCAACATTTTTCATGTATGTTCTGATGATCTTGTACTTGATACCATCAAACTCAATATATTCCTCGCCCTCATACTCATTTGCCCATATTTCAAATATAAGCTCAGGTTTCATTCCGACAACCTGAGCTTGGTAGAATTCAGACATCTTTATGCTTTTTTTATTTGCATACACTTGTCTTTTTGTTTCTGTCTGGACAATATCAAAATATTCATTCTTGGAGTTAGTAATTTTCACCAGATTAATAACATCACTGAATAACATAAGCATCACCCGTATTATAATCACTGCATAAGGATAATTTAATCACCTGTATGTCATAGCTATCCTGATATTTTTCGCTGTCCTCATTATTTAGTCCGAAATTAGCCTTGCAAAATGTTTTAATCGCTCTTTTTATTGCCGCATTTGTTTCATCAACCATTTTCACACCGCTGATGCTCATGTCCACCTTGGCCTGTTCTATTAAATCCAATATTTCCACATCGCTTGCGGTATTGGTTATTCTTAGCAATTGCTTAACTTCATCCAATAAAGCCATTTGATCACCGCCTTATAAAAAGGGGCGAATTAACGCCCCGCATATTATGCCTGCGCCTTAACAAATTTGGCAAATGCAGAATTACCAACAATAGGCTTGCAGTCAAATGCGCATGTAGCAAGGTAGTCAATAGAGTTATTCAGGAAGCCAGACTCAGATGATCTTCTTACATTAATATCCTCAGCAAAGTTTCCAACCATCTGGTCCATAGCTGCCAGATACCCTATTCCCTTAGCTGGAGTATTTGTGAAGAATACCGGAGCGTCCATGATGTAGAATTGTCCATTTACAAATTTGATTGAGATGTTTTTGCCCACGTTCATAAGTGGATAGAAGTAAGCAAGGAATGTTGCTTTTGACATATATGCCCTAGCGTTTGGATAGTTTCCTATCATAGCATACCATGCCAGTACGTCTGCTTCAGTTACTGCAGTAGCAGCTGCTATTGATATTTGATCTGTGTTATCTACATATGCACCAGATGCGCCTGAACCAGCCTTAACTAATCCTGTTCCTTCTCCTGTTCCTGTTCCGTTGAATGCAATAGCTTCAAGTTTCTTAGCAATGTTTTGAGCTAATAGTGTAACAATGAAGTCCTCAAATGCATCAATTGCCATTATTGAAACTGTTCTTGAGACTCTTAATGCTTTAACTACTTCATAAGCTGCTAATGTAATTGAAGTCATTGTATCAGCGGCTGGAGTAATTGCTGCATTCTCTGTGTGTTTAGCTGCATCATTGTTTGTTCCTTCAATAGCCCATTTCAAGTTTCCGGGAACGTGGAACAGATTTGTCATGTGTTCAAGTATTGGAGCGATCTGGTATACCTTTGTAATGATCTTTTCGGAAGTTGCTGTTGGCACAACCTCAGCACCTTCGCCAGTTGCAGTTGTAAATGCTTTTTGCTCAATTTCTGTTAAGGGCTTACCTTGTAAAGACTTAAGCCAAGCGTTTCTGTATTCCTCCGAAGAATACACATTGTCTTTGTTGAATATTACCTCTTGATTGTTTTTCTCCATTACCTTTGCTCCTTTCACGTTTACAGAATGGTCTTCAAGATCCGTCACTTTTGTGTTGCCTTTTAGCGCATTGATGTTTGCCTCGTTTTTTGCAAATTCATCCCATGCATCATCAAGCTGCTTAACTTCATTTTGCTTTGCAATTGACTCATCAATTTTCCCATCATCATGAAGTGTTTGTGCCACATTAATCAATGCATCTCTTTGTTCCAGATAATCTTGCTTATTTTTAAATTTCATTTATTATTTCTCCTCTCAGTTTTAAAAGATTTATTGAATTTTGATTTTTTTGTTGCAATAAAAAATCCGCCTTATCGTTTAAATTAGTCGGATTTGCAATTAATTCACTTATTTTGTTTACCGCTTCCCTGGACAGCATTGGTTTATTATAGCTGTTTACAAGACTTATTTGACCTCCAAACATTATTTCATCAATCAAATTGTTGTCTAATGCTTGTTGTGGTGTAAACCAGGTTTCTTTATTCATCATATTAAGCAGCTTTTCATTGCTTAGCCCTGTTTTGAGTCTGTACGCATTAGCTATTGTCTGATTAGCATTTTTCAATACCTCAGCACCATGTTCCATTGCCCTGTAGTCGCCTTGTATGCCTGTGCTGACGTTATGGATCATCAGTTGAGCCGTTGGAGACATCAATATTTTTTTACCAGCCATAGCTATAACACTTGCTGCGCTGGCTGCAATGCCAACAATTTTGACTGTAACATTTCCGCTGTAAGATCTTAAAGCCGTGTATATCTCTGAACCGGAGAAAACATCACCACCACCGGAGTTAATCTCAATCTCTAAGTCTTCACCATTTGCTTTTGTGATTTCATTGTTTACTTTCCTTGGGCTTGTTCCCTCCCAGCCTAACCAGTCGTAAACCTTTTGATAGTCGGTAGGTATTATGTCACCTTTGATTTCAATTTTAGCCATACTTTTTCACCTCCTTACTCTGATGTAGGTCTGGTATCTAGACGTCTGATATATGTATCTCCATCAGGCGCAGGTGCCATGTTGAGAATTGCCCTTATCTCATTTGGATTCATGATACCTCTGTCCACATAATTCACTAAATTAAGCTTTGTCTGCATACTTGCAAATGTTAAGTTTGATGATTCAAATATGATTTTATTTCCGAATCCCCTCTCCTTTCGTGTAAAGAGCTTCCTTGTATACTCACCACTAAGTTGCATTACAACCGGCTCAATATTTGCCTCATAATAGGAAATCCACTCATCCTCATTGTATTTACCCTGAATTATTTTATCGTTTGTATTGAAAAACGAATAAATTCTTTGTACCGTCTTTTCCATTTGTGCAGCATTAGGTACATAGTCCTTAGGCTCAACTTGTTTGGCATCCATCTTGGCATCTGTAGCTGCAGCTCCTACCGTATCACTTTCAATGTTCAAATAGTTGTTTATAAAATCCTGTGTCTGTGACTTCATGTCCTCTGGTCTTATAGTCTGATTGAATTTTAGAAGCCACTTTACAATATTTGAATTTTTAATAGCTTTAATGATACCCTGATCAGTAGTATTAACAATGTCCATCAGCGGAATTAATGCTGCAGCAGGAGAATCACCGAAAATCTCATTTTTGTTGAAATCCTTCCTGAGATGGATAATATCAGAGTACCTAAATGTCGCTGGCTTATTATTTTTTAAATAAAAACTTAAGTATAATTCTCCAGCTTCATCCTGTACCGCTTCACATATGGTTGCTGTTATCGGATATATTTCCGTAGGATAACCATTTTCATCTCTTTTGATATATGCAAAGGCATTATTATTTAGCTCCAGCTGTGTTGCAAGCTTCTCCTGCAGCATTTGCCCTGTCATATATGGGTTAGGTTCTTCAAGCAGGAATCTCATGTAAACATCAGGATTAACCTTGATTTCCTTTTTGTTGTCAGCTCTGATGGTTTCCCTGATGTGCTTACCTACAATTTTACCAATGGCCTGAACCTTAGGCCTTATTGCTGATCTGACAATATCAGATTGATATATGTTTCCATTCCAAGAATAAAAACCACCGCCGCTGTCAGCAATAAGCTTATACTTTGTAACTATAATGTTTTTGTTCTTAAACTTGTCTAATAACCCCAAACTCTCACCTCCTTCTAAATTACATTTGTGTAATCTGTATATTTATCTTTCAGAACAACATACCCGCATATGAGGGCAACACCGCCATCAATACGCTTACGGGAATCCTTTATGTCCTTAACCGGTTGAATATTTCCGTTTATGTCCGTTTTGATTTCTATGTTGCTCAAGTTCCACATTGTTATCGGATTGCCATTATGCACAATTAATCCGGCTTCCAAATCTGCCTTCATGTCTTTCATCGGCGCAGATAGGGTTGCAACTCCTTGCCTTATTGGAATCATTGAATTAGGACCAAACTCTGATTTGAATTCTGCCAACAAACTATCGTCAATATGCCATGGATCATAGCCAATATACAGAATATATAAGTCCTCATCATTACGCAGCTCCTTGAACCAATCCAAGAAACACCTTTTGTCAACCTTATTTCCTGGCCATGTTCTTAGTATTCCTTGTTTTTCCCATAAAGTATATGGAACGCTGTCACGTTCACGTCTGTTTCCTTCATCAGCATATTTCTTTAACACGGCCTCTGGAAGCCAATACATAGATTTCAAATAAATCTGGCTATCATTTCTTCTCATGCATAATGCATGAGCAGCATTCAAGTCCGTTGTATCAGCTGCGTCAAAACATCCAATTCCATACTTGAAATTCATCTTTTTAAATTCAAACCTGGTTTTATTTTCAATAAAGCTCCATGGCAGCCATGCAGCAGCGCTGTTTTCTTTCATGTTGAAATCTTTCACCATGACAGTAGGCTTGTATGAAGGATCCTCTTTTGCTTTTTGAACGCTGTTTCTCAAAAAGTCAACTTTCTTAATTGTACCTAGTCCAGGGTTTGCTTTAATCCAGCATTCCTCCTTGTCCCATTCATCTCTGTCATCAAGTTCATAAATAAATGCAATAAACCTGTCATCCTTAATTCGGCCGTCTAACACCTTACATGCATATTCATACTGGCTGTCGAAAATATTATTTCTCACAAAGCCATTTGTTGTGATGCATGTTAGCAATGGCTGTTTTCTTGCACTCATAGATTGCTTCATCAGGTCGTATATGTCTCTGTTCTTGATGGCCGACAATTCATCGATTATAACAGCGTGACTGTTTAATCCATCAAGCCCGTTGCTGTTGCTGGCCAATGCCTGAATAAACCCCAGGTTAAAATCACTGTATAAATCAGCTTGCCTCTTTCTGATATATCTGCCTAATTCATGATTCTGCTTAACCATGTTATGAGTTGCATTAAACCCTTTTTTAGATTGATCCAATTTTGTAGCAATAAAATATACTTCCGGTGCTCCTTCATTATCACCTACATCAAGATACAATGCATCCGCCGCAAGCTCTGTTGTCTTTCCATTTTTACGGGCACGTATATCAAGGACCTCTGTATATTGTCTTTCACCGGTTATCTCATGGACAAAACCAAATACTGCTTGATGTTTTGCAAGCTGAAATAATTGTAATTTTAATGGAGCTCCGATATCACCCTCAGCTTGTTTGCAAAAGGTCTCAATAAAATCAATAGGGGCCATTGCCCTTTCAAAGTCAAATATCCAAGGTTTGTATTTTTCAGGATGATAAAGCTTGTCAAGCAATAAAGTATATGCTTGTTTAATTCTGTGGCAGGCAACTATTTCACCGTTTATAACCTTCCTGCCGTATTCTTCAAGCCAGGTCATTTGTAATTCCTCTTTATAAATTTAGTAAGCTCATCATCTACCTTTTTCTTTTCTGCTTCTGGAAGCAAGTCAATGATCTGCTTCATGACTATAGAATATCGATTTACAAGTGTTGTATACACTTCAAGTGCCGGATGCTTGCGGATAAATTTTTGTTTGCCCTGCTCAAATACTTCTGTAGTACCTTCCTCGTTAATGACCTTCCTTGTTTCCTCCAATGTGATTTTCATGAAGGCGGCTTCGCTGATTAAACCCTCTACCATCTTGACTCTTTCTTTTCCTAAATCCTTGCAAATCTTTTTAAGTCTTGATATTTCCTGCTTAATCTGCTTTTCTTTCAATACTCGTTCGGTTTCTGGTCTAATTTTAACCCCCTCCTTTTTTAAAAATTTCACACGCAGCAAAATTCTAGTTCACTCCACCGGTCTGTCCTTAGCATATTGCTATATATTTATGGGGGGGCTTGTATTAATTCACCGGAGTCACTAAACATCAACCCTTCCCTTGTTGCTTTTTTATTATTTGATTTGAAATGTTCCTTGTTGTGACAATCAATGCACAACAACTCTAAGTTATTCCAGTTCAATGATATGTCAGGATTGTTAATGTTCTTCTCACTCAAATACTTCTTATGATGCACAATTAACCCAGGACCACTACACCTTTCACACAGTCCATCCTGTGATACAAAGTATGCATCACGACAATTAATCCATGCTGCAGATTTATAGAACTTCTTAGCCCAGGATTTAATTTTGACCACCTCATTTTGATATAAGAAAACACGAACAATATGTTTTAATTATTATATTCATATTTCGCTTTTCTTGATTTGAATGTGCTATTTTCTTAGTAAATCAAACATTCAATTTAATCCTGTTTCTTCATACAGTATATATTTAGTATTTTTTATCCTCGAATGTTCATATACCAAAATATAAAACATTCAAAATATAAATAAAAAATTATAGGATTAGAGCATTGAGACTTTTGCTGTAATTGTCATAGTCTCTTCTGTCTAATCCCAGATATCTTTTTGTTTCTTCTATGCTGCTGTGCCCAAGCATCTCCTTTACTACAACAATGTTATAGTTACTTTCAACAAAGATGCAGTATGCATATGTCTTGCGCATGCTGTGAGCCGTGATGTTATCAAGTCCAAATGCCTCTCCGGCTTCCTTAAGGATATTGGATACCCGTGGAACACCTATGTGGTCATAGCTTCCTTTCCTGGATGGAAACATGTACTCATAGTCCTTCTTGTCTTTGATGTAATTTTTCAAGATTTTCTCAAGCTTTACCACTATAACAACTTCACGCGGCTTCATATTGCACTTTCTTATGTTCTTGCTGTTGGCTTTCTTTCCTTCCATAATCCTAAAATAGCCAGCCCGCAGAGCAGCCTTAATGTCTCTGACTTGAAGTGCCACCAGATCACCAGCACGATACCCGGTTGCCACTCCCAGCACGAAAAGCACATAATCTCTTTCATTCTGTTCTTTCAGGTAATCCTGAATATCCAGCACTTTGCTTTGCTGTTTTATTGGATTAGCCGGTCTTTTGTACATATATCCTCACTCCTACTTTTATGTCTCAGCACCCGCCCCTGCTTAATTAAGACATTCACCCTATACAGTAATGTATCAACCTTTCAATTCTTGGATGCTCATTTTTTATGGAGGTTTTGCATCCAAAGTGTTTCAACAACAAAAGGCACCCTTCTGGATGCCTTGCGTATATCTATATATTTCTATGATACCACTATAACATGAAAAATGTCTCATAGTGTCTCATTTTTGAAATTATTCATATTCTTTTATTAAACTATTGTTCATGATATAGTCTACTTTATTGATACATACACGTTTTGTAACATTTCTTTTGTTTGTGCATACAAATATAAAAATGTATCCATGCTGGCTGATCAGTCTGCCCTTAAGAATTTCTCTTGCTGGTTCAACTGTATCAACGCCGCCGCTGCCATAATTCTTATTAATCATTAAAATTTTATAATTCTTATTGTCATCAAGCTTTAAGTTTTTTATGGAATCCGGTGTTATTACAACCGTTCTAGGATTGTTTTCAGATATTACTCTCAGAATTATACACCTCCAACATCTTCCTGATAGCTTCATCATGCAGCCTGTAAATGTGGCTCCTGTCATAATGAATGCTGCTGCTTATCATCCAGATTTTATATTTCTTGAAATACCTCAGTTCTATAATTATTTGCTCTGTTGGATCTAACACACCAATCAATGCATTTATATAGTTTCTTTTCTTGAATGTTTTTTCAAGTCGGTTCTCAAGCTTGGCCACCTCCTGCCCGTATGTGACCATGATCTTTTCAACACTTGCATAAACAGAATCAGAAATATTACTGCCGCCTGGCATCCCGGTTAAGCAAGGAATACTTAAATCCCTTTGTGAACTTATAGCCTCCCCAAGATTAATAATTTTTTCGTTTATGCCTTCAATTTCATCCTCTATGTAAGTGTAACTGTATAACAAGTTTTTCAATTTCGTTGTCTTCTCATCGTCTTTAAACATCGCTTCACCACTCTTTCTATAAAAAGTCTGCATATCCCGTCATTGTCTTGCCTTCAACTCTCAGTAAATAATACTTATGTTTAGTCCTCACTATCTTAAAACCGCATAATCTTAAACTTTCAGCTTCCAATTTATTCACTTCTTGCATATGTTAGCCTCCTGTTAGAATGGTATATCTTCATCATTAACCGGAGTAAAGATATCATTCTCCATGTTATACTCAGCTTCGCTTTTCTTAGGATCTAAAAATTCTACCCTTTCCGCTGTCACTCCTGTCTTGTATTGTTTTTCTCCGTTTTTATCAACATAACTGTTGGTATTTATCCTACCTTGTACACAGCATTTGCTGCCTTTGTGCATAAAATTGGCGCAGTTTTCTGCTGCCTTGCCAAATACAGTGACGTATATAAAATCTGCGGTAGGTTTCCCCTGGCTAATGGCTTCCTGTTTCTTATCACCAAATAGATCCTTGTCCACTGCCAGAGTGAAGCTGGTAACGGCCGTCCCGGTTGTCGGTATAAACCTAAGCTCTGGATCTCTGGTCAATCTGCCTATTAATACAACACTATTCATGTTTCACCTCTTTTCTTAAGGGTTTATCATGAATTGAGCCAAGCTTCTGTTTTGGTTTCTTAACAAATCCCGGCTTATATTGTTGTTCTCTCCATGCCTTTTTTCTCTTTGGTCTGCTTGCCATATCACTATCTCCCATCCATGATTATTTTAATATTTAATTGATTTTCTAAAAACTTGAAGCCTTCTTTTGATACACTGTAGCACTGAGGATTAGGTCCGCTGCCTAGCTTGAAGTCCCTTTTTATTGCTAAACCATTAATCACAAGGTTGTCCCAGCTTTCATCATGATCTAATGTTGTGAAATAATTTCTCCATGCATAATACTTATTGTCCTTAACCTTGTTTTGCTGATTAAGCCCTATGCAGTGCTTCATATCATCAACTTGCTTAATACTAATATCTAAATCGTGCTTGATCATATCTTTTCACCCTCCCGCACTTAGCTGCCAGGCAGCCGTCATGGCCAAGACCATCCATGAATTGACGGCGCTTCTTGTTTATTTCTTCCTTTTGCTGCTTCATCCCGGCATATATGCTGCAGCCATCATGGCAACCTAATTTTCTTTCGCTGCAATTCAAACAGTTATCTCTCATCAGCAGTTGCCTCCCTGCCGGATAATCCAAACTTTTCCCTCTTTTTCCTCGCCAACTCTTCCAAGTCTACCTCAGCCATCTTTCCAATCTTCCCATCAAAATTGTGGAATTTGTTAACAGGCCTTGCATTGTTTTGCTGACTGCTTTGAACTGGTTTATTAACAGGGCTATTTTTATACTTTCCTTCAAGAGCATTCGTGAGTTTCTGACTGTTAATGCAAAAATCAAAGTCAGCTCTCCATCCCCTGACATTGTTACCGGTACAGAAGTCCGAATTATTGATATTTTTAAATGCTTGTTCAATTTGCTCAATGGTATATGTTTCAAGAAGCTTTTTAATGGCTTTCTTTCTGTTTTCAGTTACTTTTACGACCTTGGGAAGCTTCGTACAGATTTGACTGTATAGGTCAACTACCTTTTCACAGTCAGTTTTCTTTTTTTCAGGTGGGGTTTCCGGTTCATCCTGACCGAAAGGACTAAAAGAAGTATTATATATATTATTATTTATATTATTATATATTATATTATTATCTCGGACATTTTTGTCCTCACCCTCGGACATTTTTGTCCCCACCTCTGGACATTTTTGTCCATACATGCGGACATTTTTGTCCTCACCTAAAATAGAATCTTCCTCACATAGAGAAAAAGCACTTCCTGCTAGTTTTATGTATCGTTTCAAAATTTCCTTAGTACCCGTTTTATATTGATATTCAACAGTTATGTATCCTCTTTTGCTGAGAATGTTGAGCCACCTGCGTATTGTTCTGTCAGTTGTGGCATAAAGTTCTGTAAAATATTCATTGTTAGCCCAGCAGTAGCCCCTTTCGTTACACAAAGCTGTTATCTCAGAATAAAAAAGCTTAGCGTTAGGCGGAACATCTCTGTCGTACCTTATATTTGCAGGAATTATAGCAAAATACCCCTTGTTTATTTCAGTCATTTAATTCACCCACATTCACATGAAAAAACATTTCAGCAAACTTTTTCTTGGCAGCAATGCCCTTTTTATTCTTGCTGCAGGAAATAGAAATTACCTTCCTGCAATCTGCACTGTCCTTGCAATAATATGGAACCAGCTCCGGATCTGCATCAGCATAATCATAAATGCTTTCACAAAAATCCAGATTCAAAGAATAAATTCTTAATGCATTCATATCATCCAGGCTGCCTTCCATTGTGTTTATGAAATTTGGTGTTTTGCTTCCGGCTCTGCATTCTGAGATTAATTCATTATGGTTATTTTTCTTAATCTGTGAGAATCCACACATCCTGCACTTTTCATTCAGCTTCCCATCCGGATTAGTTTCACATACATATCCAGTTGTTTCAGCATTGGTTGATTTATTAAATTTTTTGCCGCATTTTGTGTAATAGACAGACATCTCAACCTCCTATATTTATTCAAAATTCAACTCCGTTTTAAGTACAATAATCTAAGGTAGGTGATTTCATACATTTTTAGAAAAATTTTTGTATAAAATCACTACCTTAAAATTGCTTTTTTAAAAAATTATGCGAAGACTTTTATGTCTATATCAAGAGCCTCCATAACATCTGATATATACTCTTCCAATACATGCATGGTGTCTATCTTCCACGCTCCTCCATCTGCTTCAAACAGTCCGCAATAACCACCTTCCTGCATTCTAAAGACGAACTTGCTTTCAACAGGAACAATTTCTGTAAACGTCCTATATGGCTGAAGTACTACAGGATTTGGAATAAACACGTCTATCAGACCCTGGGTTGAGCTCTTGATTGTTATCTCCTGAGATATACCATTGTCACCTACAGTTCTGACAGCTTTATCGGACATGTTTCCGATGTATCTTAATATATCCCTCAGGTCATCGTTCTCTACAAATCCTGTCTGCAGCATGATGTTAAACTGCTCTCTTTCAAGGAACTTGTTGAACATGATATTTATCTTGTCTGGCTCACAAATGGCATAAATTTCTCTTTCATTGTCGTCATTGAGCGGCGATAGAAACTCTATTCTGTCGTAGTTCTTAATGTGAATGAAGCTTTCTGCATACGTACTGTCACAATCAGTCTTGATGTATTCCAAGAAACCTGTTATGCTTTTAAAGTGAAGTGCATTTGGTTCCTTATAATCATACCTTTCCAGTTTTCTGTCACTAAACATCATTCCGTTAATGTCTACCAACTCCGGCTTAGATAAGCCAACTATGTATTGCGCTAATTCTCTTAACATTTCTCATCCTCCGATTATTTAATGTTTGTAATTTTGCCTGTTCCCTTATTGTCAAACATGCTTTGCTGTCTCACTTCATTTAAATGCAGCTTTCCATCGCCGTCCTTGCCCATGAGAATTAATGTTTCGATTCCACGCTCAGGAGCTAGGCTTGTCTTAGCTACAACGCTGGTATTGATTGAATCACGATTTTCATTTGGTTTGAAGCTGATCTGCAAGGTTATTTTTCGCTCTTTCTTAGGATCAGTATTTTTGTCAACAATATTAAGAGCAACCTTCTCTAATTCCCTGTTAAGCTTATCAAGTATTTCTCCGTCTGCTAAATTCAATAGATTAACCAATTATTTCACCTCCCTTGACTTTGTATTTGCCAGCTGCAGCTCCTTGGACAATTCAACCAATCGCTTGTCACATCTTATGATTTTCTTTTCAGCTGTCTTCTTAGCTTCAAGGACCTTACCCATTTCGTTTGAAATCTCATCCCTTGACCTTACAGTAACCTCTTCATCAGGAGCAACTGTTGTGATTCTTAAAGTTTTTTCATCGTTGCATTTCATTTGCTTTCCTCCTTGTTTTTATTAAGTTCTGCAGCTAAATCAATAGCTACTTGTTTATTTGCAGTCCACCCCCCGGAGAATTCTCTATTACCGGAGTGATCAACTTCATTTATATTTCTTAAACGATAAACGGCATACATTTTGTCACTGCCTATATAATTACTTGTAATTCTCCATTCGCTGTGCAACGTCTCTATCCTCCATACCTGGATATTTAAAATATATTTGATAAAAATCTATAATTATGTTATAATGTATTTGGTTAGTTAGTCGCCTTTGTGCGGCTTTCTTTTTTTGTCTTCATCCTGGCATCGTGCCATAGGATTATTGAAGTTAGCTTATTGTTTACTATCCTCATATCATCAATATGATCATCAAGCACCTCTTCCTCCAGAACATCAATCGTTCCGTCAGACATTATTTCCTTAATACCTTCCACTATCGGTGAAAGCTTGTCCTTTGCAAGTATGCCCTGAAACACCATGTCAACCTCAGTCTTCGGAACAACCACATCCGGCAGATACTTACCAAGTACACTGTTGTTTTTCAAATGCCACCATGCAAGCATTGGAGATCTGTACAACTCTGCCATGCTGTCAACAATGTCATCCGGAACTCTAGCCTTACCATTTTCATAATCACTTAGTGTCCTACAGCTCACATTTAAAAATTCTGCAGCAGCTTCCTGCTTAATACCTGAGCTTTCTCTGCATGTCTTGTAATAACATGTGCACTCTTTGCTCATTCAACTTCATCTCCTTTCTTGTTATAATCTAAACATAAAATCACTTCTCAGTTATTAACCGTCCAATCTTCTCAGTCTTTTCGTTACAAACAAAACTTCCTTCAACTATAGGCACGGGCTTTGTTTTAACAGGAGCTCCGCAGCGGTGACAATTAGTATCAACTATGTGATCCAAGGCCCATGCACTATATCCACATTCTTGACAAACATATTCTCGCAATATCTTTTTTCCTCCCTTCTTCCTTTGTGCTTTTCTGCTCCTTTTAATGTCATACTTGAGTTCATCCCAGCACCCTACAAATATAAAACCTGCAACTGTAATGAAAAATGCCTGGATGATAATTGTTAAAATCTCAGAATGTTTTATCATTAGTTCCATGCCAACCTCACACACTTTCATCAATCAGCTCTTCAAGCAGTTTTATTACACTATCTAACTTTTTTAAAGTTTCAGGACTGTTAAGTTTGATACCTTCAAATAAAAGGTGTTCTTTGTCTTTTTCCCAGCCATCTTTATAAAAATCAAAGTGAATGTTATTTACATGCGGCTGAAAGCTATAAAAACAATCATGACCAAAATCCTTTACATCAATGCACAAATCCATTATCTTATGTATCTTTTTCCTTATCCTAGCGTTCACGCTTCAGTAACCTCCTGCTTTTTTGGTTTATATTTGCCGGCAGCTATAGCATTTGCTGCAATAACCTCCATTCTTTTAATCGCCCTAGCCTTATCTTCCGGGCCCTTATCCCTGCAATCATCATCGCAGATCATTATGTGAGTGTTGCCGACCTTGAAGTCTTCAACTATATTACCTATAGGAATTTGAGCTTTAATCATTTACGCACCTCCGGTCTTTTAAAATATAATATGTTTAACTACTTGTACTTGTTTATTTGAATATTCTTTGACACCTTTCAACAAAAATTGTATAATTTTTGTTGAAAGGATGTGATTAAATGGCAGGATATACTTGCCCTTTTTGCGACCATGCTATGGCTATTAATCCATATACTTTGAGTGAATACCACCCCTGTTTTAACAATTCTGATGCACAATATGTTCATACCGAAAGTCTAAATTTAAAATTTTATAAGTGTCCTAATTGTTTAAAAATTAGTATTTGTGTTCAAGGTATTGGTGATGATGTAAAAGATATTTTTTTCCATATCTATCCTAATTCTCTTGCTAAGCAATTTCCAAACTACATACCACAAGCTATTCGGGAAGATTATGAAGAAGCATGTGCAATAGTTAACCTTAGCCCTAAAGCATCTGCTACATTATCTAGGCGCTGTCTTCAAGGTATTATTCGTGATTTTTGGGGTATTAGAAAATCGCGATTAGTTGATGAAATTGAAGCCATAAAAGATAAAATACATCCAACACAGTGGAAGGTAATTGATGGAGTCCGTCGTATAGGTAATATTGGTGCTCATATGGAAACAGACATTAACCTTATAGTTGATATAGATTCTGATGAAGCTAATAAACTTATAAAACTTTTAGAGCTTCTTATTGATAGCTGGTATATCAAGCGCCATGAAGAAGAACAACTATATGCTGATATAATGGATATTGATCAAGCTACTCAGAATGCACGTAATCCTCAAGAGTAGGTAACTACTCTTTTTCCCTTTCCCATGTATCCTTTTCAGCCAATAATTCACCTTCTGTACTCCAATACTGAATTACCGTCCTGCATGGATCATCTTCTGTACCTTTTCCTCTCAATGATTCTGTTTTGATTACATTAACTAATTGTGCTGAGTCCGTTCCTCTTGGTCTTACCAACTCTTTCACCTCTTTCATATGATTTCCTGTTGCTGGTAAAGATTTTGTTGTTAGCTTGCTTTATTTACATAATTTGGTATCCATGTTATAATCACCCTGAAAGGGGGTGTGAATTATGTCAGCAACATATGAAGAAAAAGTTATTGCTAAAGAAATTCTATTTAAGCTAATAGATAATCATTATATTGATTATGATGAATTTCCTGAAACAAAAGGCTTAGTTAATCTAACGTTAGCCGCTTATGAAAAAATTTTAGACACAGTAAGTAAATAAAGACTAAAGCCTATCAAGAGATTCTATCAGTTTAGTAAGGACGCCAATCTCTTCTACCGGTAGGGTCTCTTTATCAACCAATTGCTGAAGTTTGCTTAAAGCTTTATCTATAACTTGTTCCTTTTTTGTACGTTGCTCTTCTTTATGTAGCATCTCTTTACCTCCTTCCTTTCAAATTTTCTATTGCTGGTGAAGATTTTGTAGTTAGCCTGTTTCTTTTAATCCAGTAGTCAATATGACCACTTCGCTATCAAAAAAAATTTCTTCGATTGTTTTATTAAAAATTTTAGAAATTTGATAAGCTTCTTCTACTGTAATTTTTCTTATTCCCTTTTCTTTCATGTTATAAGTGCTTTTTGAGTTATACCCAAGCTTATTTGCCATGTCATCCTGTGTATATTTATTTTCTTCTCTGATTTTCTTTAGTTTTGTATACAGAGTATTCACCTCTTTTCTAATCATCACTTTGTGAACTTGATATAAGTATAGTGCTCAATTTGTGATTTGTCAATAGATAAATTACGAATTTGTGAACTTTTTTATATATAATTTACAGTTTACATTTTGTGTACTATAATAAAATCAAAGGAGTTGTTCAAATGGCTACGTTTGGAGATAGATTAAGAAGTTTACGTATTGAAAAGGAACTAAATCAAGAAGAGTTTGGAAAAATTTTTAACATGCCAAAATCAAGAATATCTCAGTATGAAACAAACAAACGTCAAGCAGATGATGAGACCAAAAAAACATTTGCTGATTACTTTAAAGTATCTCTTGATTATTTAATGGGTAGAACTAACATAAGAGAGCCTGAATCCTTAACTCTGGATGAAGAGCTCCAGCAGCTCCTCAATGATCCGGACACCATGGTAGCATTCAAGGATTTTAAAAACCTGTCCGAAACGGACAAGCATGAGATAATTAACTTCATTAGGTTCAAAAAACAACAGAACAAATAATTGGGATTATACAACGGGGGAAACACTGACAATTAAATATTTATATACTATGGCTTGCAATCCCATATCTTTTTTTGATGTGGGATTTTTTGTATTTGTATTGCGAAAATTGTTGAAAGCAGGAGAATATTAATGAAAGTTTTAATATTACAGTTAAGTGATTTACATATTTCAAGTAGCGGTTATATAAACATACTCAAAATTGAAAAAATTGTAGATAGTCTACAAATTGTTGGAAAGTTCGATGAATGTATAGTTGTCTGTTCAGGCGATATTGCTGATAAGGGATTAGTGAATGATTATAAAAAAGCTAGAATCTTTTTTGGCACTCTAATTTCAGAAATTAAGTCAAAATTATTAAATAAATATATAAGATTATATTTTGTACCAGGAAACCACGATTCAGATTTTACAAGCATCACCCGGAAGTGTGAAGATATAATTAATTATTATAAACAAAATACTATTGAACAGCATATTGATGAAGAAATAGAAATGTTTAAGTCATTTTATGATTTTGCTTCTTCAAAGTCAATTTTTAGTAGTAATAAATTTGTTGATGTAAAATTTATTAATTTTGGCAATTTAGAATTACAATTAAACTTAATTAATTCAGCTTTTTTTTCAACATTACTACCTAATGATAAAGAATTGCATTTCTTTCCTGAATCATATTTAAACACTTTAGCTAAAAATGATCATGCAGATTTAGTATTTACTGTTATGCACCATAGCACAGAAAACTTTAATTGGAATTCTAAGGTGAAATTAGAAGATTTTATTTTAAAAAATTCTTCGTTACTCTTTATTGGACATGATCATATTATTGGAGATAAAGACGTTTATACTAAATCTAAAAAAAATACAGTAATATTCGCAGGTGGTAAGTTTAATACAACAAGTTTGTTAGAAGATAGTGAATATAATGTTGTTGTATTAGATACTGATGTTAAAAGAATAAACTCCTACTCTTTTAGTTGGGATAATAAAAATAATTTATTTACACATGAAAAGGGTTATACAGATAAAAACCTTGCTATCTATAATAAGTTTATCAATCCAAAAGATGATTATATAAAAACAATGAAATCCGACGAAAAGCACCAAATTTGCAGTGATTTTACTAATTACTTTGTTTTTCCATCATTATCATCAATAGATAAAACAGATTATGCTGAGAAAATAGAAATAAATGACATAGATAATTTTATTAGTAAACTAGATGAAATAAAGAGAATTAATATCGTTGGCGGTGAGAATTCTGGTAAAACTGCTTTATTAAAGTATATATATTTAAAATTATTAACTAATAAAATCCCTATTTTTTTTACTATTGATGATATAAGAGATAAAGAAATTGATAAAGTTATAAGACCATTATTTGAAGAACAATATAGTGATAATCATGCTGAATATGAAAAGTTCCTTCAATATGGCAAGTCTAATAAAATAGCTATCGTTGATGATATTGATAAAATAAAAAACAATGAAGTAAAGGAGAGATTTATAAATAAGTTAAAAGAAAAA